TCACTCTACTTTTTGTCAACTTCTTTCCTAAGAGGGTTGACATTTGATAACTCTATTGTTATAGTAGATGAATGTCAAAACATGAACTTCCATGAACTGGACACAATCATCACTCGCATAGGGCAGGACTCTCGTATCGTGTTCTGTGGTGACTTTGATCAGAGTGATCTACAGAGAACTAATGATAGGAATGGTCTGCATGACTTCCTTCGCATTCTGGAAGAGATGGACGAATTTAACTGCACAGAGTTCAGCATTGGAGACATTGTACGCTCTGGATTTGTACGAAACTATTTAATCAACAAAATCAAAATGGGACTAGGAATGGACTAATGGATATTGAAAAACTTAGAGAACAACTAAAAATTGACGAGGGGTGTGTCTTTGAACTATATAACGATCATCTTGGTTATGCTACTTTTGGCATTGGCCATCTGGTTCTTGAGTCTGACCCCGAATATGGTGCTGACATCGGAACACCAGTATCGGACGATAGAGTCATTGAGGCCTTCGAGCAAGATGTCAAAACAGTATTGTCAGACTGCACCATCCTTTATCCAGACTTCGATGAGTTGCCAGAAGAAGCTCAGCAAGTGATTGCAAACATGATGTTCAATATGGGAAGACCCCGTTTGAGTGGATTCAAGGGTATGAAACGTGGTGTAGATTCCCGTGATTGGCACGCCGCCGCAGACGAGATGGTTGACTCGGCGTGGTATCGTCAGGTCACCAATAGAGCAGATAGACTAGTTGAGAGGATTCGAACATTATCATAAACTATAAATATATGATAAACGGAGATTAAATATGGCAACTTATACAGTCACAAGAGTTATAACAAGACCCAACACTTCAACTTTATGGCCTGAAGAACACATGGCGGCCGCCGCAGGCGAGCGGATCGATGGTTATGTGAACATAAAATCGGCAGGAAAGCTTTCCGTATCGTTTAGTGAGACTAGCGATGGTCTATCACAAACTGGAATTTTTGTTTGGGAATCCAAAGAAGAGTATATAAGAAATCTTCCTAGTGGAGATAATCCCGACCCTACATGGTTAGCGGCACGGAAGGTATATAATAATTACATGGTATCTGCTGGCATAACTGCCAGAACTACAGCAGAAGATGGAACAGTTAGAATTTTTAATAGTTCTAATAATATGTGGGAATTGCAGGAATAGAAATTAATAATGTTTAATCATGTACCAGTTGAGTTGCAAACTATAACAGCAACAAATAAGGACGGTGTTCGTCTATATGAGACACCAGACGGTAACAAGTACCCATCAATCACAACCGTGCTATCAGTGCGAAACAAGAAGGGATTGATGGAATGGCGCAAACGTGTTGGTAACGATGTTGCCAACCATGTAGCAAGGACTGCTGCTGCGAGAGGAACTAAAGTTCATCACATGTGTGAGGACTACCTCAACAACATGCCGACCAATTTCCCCAAGGAATGGGCGAAACACAAGAAGAATTTCCTGCCATATTGTCTTTTTGGTCAACTGGCAGACAAAGCATTATGCAATATTGATAACATCTATGCACAAGAAGCGGGTCTTTACAGTGATAAATATAAGGTAGCGGGCAGAGTAGATTGTATTGCAGAATATGATGGAACACCTTCCATTATTGACTTCAAGACATCCTCTAAAGAACGCAATGATGATTGGAATGAAAGTTATTACATTCAAGGCTCTGCGTATGCAGAGATGTTCGGAGAGAGAACAGGGATTGAAATCTCACAGGTAGTTATTCTCGTAGTCACAGAGGACGGAACTGTTCAAGAGTTTGTAAAGGACAAAAACAATTATCTAGATGCGTTGGTCGAATCCGTTGCAGAATGGAGAAGACGTAATGAAGTATCTAACATTCCTAACAGCACTGCTGCTTAGCACATCAACCTTTGCACAAGAACCACCAGCTTTTTTTCAAACGCAGAAACCAGTTCTTTGTGCGCCGTTAAACATTATTCTGGGTGCAGTTACAAATCTAGGTGAGGAGCCTTATGCATATTGGACTGACCCTGATAACGATACTGTCAATCTAATGTACGTTGGAGACAGTGGAATTACCATCATTGAATCTTTTGCAAATGGTAATGCATGTATTATTGGGTCAGGTAAAGATGTGGAATTTGTGAATAAGGCAACAAAAAGTTCCTTGACTTTAAACGGAGAAGATGTTATATATAACAGGTAACGTTGATGATGACTCAACGCTGTACTGGACGCGGGGGCAGTACCCGCCGCCTCCACCAGAAGCATACCACCGTCTCTAGTAATGAGGCCTTGCTAGACACGAAAGAGTTTGTTGTGGTATGTTTCTGATGGGGGCGAAATAGGATCGACGGGCAGTTAATAGGAATTCGGAGTTACACGGTTGGTCGCGTATAGACCAAAAACTACAAGTGCCAATGATAACATTGCACCTATGGCCCTTGCTGCGTAAGCAGTAAGTGTCGGGGTTTCGGTGGGTGTCCTAGCAACAGAATCACCCACCAACACACACAGACACAAAGGAGAAAATTATGTCAAGTGGAAAAAACCCTTTTGAAATTCGCTTTGATACTTTAGCGATGGCAAAAGAAATGTTAGATAAATCATATGATACACAAGTTGGTATCTTTTATGAAAATCTAAACAAAGTAAAAGAATCAAATAAAGATATTACAGAATATACAACAAAGTATATGCCTAAAATGTATTCACCAACTGAGGTGATGAAACAGGCTGCTGAGTTATATTCATTTGTAACTAAGAAAGACTAATAAATAATAGGGGTTAGACGCCAGAAATAGTCTCGCGGGGGTCCACGGTCAGCCCCCAACTTTTTTACCAGAGGAGAAATTATGTCATTGAACACTGCTAAATCTTTCTCTCTAGAGATTGAAAGAATTGCTAATGAAAAGGGTATTACCCACATGGAGGCAGTACTAGATTATTGTTACCGTAAGAACATCGAACCCGATACAGTCGGGAAACTTATCTCAAAGAGTCTCAAGGAAAAGATTGAGGCAAATGCGAGAGAACTAAATTTTTTACCAAAGACTGCTAAGTTACCTATATGAAGCATCTTAAAGAACAGAACACCACCTATTTCAAACACCTCTTTCATGCGTGGTCAATGGGTATTGTTCTTTTCATTCACGGGGTATTTCCTAATATTCTAACTGATTGGGTATCGAAGCGTATTTGTAATGGAACCGATTGACATATATTTGATGTACTGTGCCTTCAAGGCGCATTTTGGAAAGACTGATTATGACTTTGTGAAGTACAAAGGTAAGACTCGCATTTCCAGAGAAACATTCTATAAGCGCAAGGACCGTGGGTTCTTCGTGCGTCTATCCAGAAAATATAAGTCAGAAGAGGAAGTCAAGAATTACTTTCTGTCCAACTTCATCAAGGACAGGAAGGGTTACATTGCCAACTTCAATGATGAGAACTATAACTCATGGAAGTTGAAGCGGGGTAACTTTTTTGATATGTTTGTGGTTGAGATGACTCCACTTGTGAAGGAATTCGAACCACTGTTTGAGGTGAAGAAACACAACCACCCGAAACTTCTCAAGGAGTTTCTGGGTGGACGTGTATCACTAGAGACGCTCATCATTCTAGATGAGTTAGTCTCTTTCAGTAAGAATTGGGATAAACAATTAGAGGACGATGTTGTATGGCCTGACTTAAAAAAATTTATGAATGATTATAAAAGGTTCTTGACAATTGACAAGAATAGGTATAAGATAAGTTTATTAACATTAATTGAGGAGTCCAGAAGTGGATCGTGTTGAAGGTTTTTATCAGGCAAAAGTTGCCGAACTTCAGAACACTGTAAAGTCGTTACAGTGGGATAATGCAGAACTCACCAAGAAGAATGGTGAACTCTCAGAGAGAGTTGCAGAAATGGCGATGATGCGTAACAATCGTCGTCCAAACAACAATCGGGACAATCGTAACCGAAAGTAAAGAATAAGTGCCTCTATAGTTTAACGGTAAAACAGTTGATTTGTAATCATCAGATCGCAGTTCGATTCTGTGTGGAGGCACCATTCTAAACGAGGAATTATTGAAATAACAATGACAGTAAAACTTATATCACATTCACAGGTGCCCAAGGAAGGGTTCATTGGTATAGATACCGCACAAGACCTTATTGCATATTGTGCCCGTGTATCTAATCCCTCTAATCAGTTGAATAGAGATACCGCCGAGAAATTGGTTAGATATCTTATTAAACACAAGCACTGGTCACCTCTAGAGATGGTTAGTGCGTGTATTGAGATTGAGACAACACGAGATATTGGACGACAGGTATTGCGTCACCGCTCGTTCTCTTTTCAAGAGTTCAGTCAGCGTTATGCAGACCCGACTAAGGATTTGGAATTCGTTACCAGAGAAGCTCGTCTACAGGACGAGAAGAACCGCCAGAATAGTGTAGAGATTGATGACCCCAAACTACAGGAAGAGTGGGACACTCTACAGGAGATGGTGATTGAGGATGCACGTTCTGCATACAACTGGGCAATCAGTAAAGGTATTGCAAAGGAACAGGCTCGCGCAGTTCTACCAGAGGGTCTTACGATGTCTCGCATGTATATGAATGGTACTCTTCGTTCATGGGTGCATTTCATTGAACTTCGTAGTGGTCATGGAACGCAGAAAGAACACATGGAGATTGCCAGAGAGTGTGCGGTTGCGATTGCACCCATCTTCCCCATGATACAGGAATTTGTGAATGAGTAAATCACTGGTCATTGGTAATGGTGAGTCACGAAAGTGGTTCAGTGAGAAACAGTATGAGGTTGATGCTGTCACATGGGGTTGTAATGCAATCTGGCGTGATGTGATGGTTGATAACCTTGTTGCGGTTGACTACGGTATGCAGCAGGAGATTTACGAGTCGAATAACTGGCGTGATATTCAGTGCTGGTTTGCGAACTGGACTATTCTACCATCTGAAGTTGGTGACATGATGTTCATGGGATACGATATTCCAGAGTCATTTGTTCACAAGACATCTCATCGCACAGACCGTTGTGTTATCTCAGGTAAAGACCCTGTGACACTACAGGAGAAGATTGAGGCAGCAATGAGAATGAATCCAGACCTTGACATGGCTGACCTTCGTAACAAGATGGAGAAGGATGTTGGTGTCTGGATTACATATGTCGAAGAAGACGACAACATAAATAACGTTGACTTTCCTGTAGGATGGTCAACTGGAAATACTGCAATTCACCTTGCATGTCAAAGTGGTGCAGAAGAAGTTTATATCTTGGGATTTGATTTGTCAACATATGACGAGCCATTGAACAATGTATATAAAGGGACAGATAACTATCTGTCAAGTGATGCAAAAGGTTTTAATTCAGTCAACTGGATTAACCAGATGCAAACTGTTTTTACAGAGTTTCGGAATATTAAGTTCTATTGGGTTGACCCAGTAGACCGTATTGGTCAGAAAGATTTCTTTCAGAATGGCCAAGATGGTAAATTTAATAATCTAAGTTACTTGACAAAGACAGAACTTTGTGATAAATTAAATATACTTTAACATACGAAACATATATTTACATAAGGAGAATACATATGTCGTTAAGTACACTCAAGAAGTCCAATTCTTTGGACAAACTGCTCGGTGCAGTACAAGCAGAAAACGCCCCCCAAGAGAAGAAGTCCTATCAGGATGATCGCCTCTGGAA